CGTGATATTTTGGCTTTGGAAAATTTAAAAGCAACAGAAGAAGAAAAGAAAAACTCTATACTTTTAATAAATGAAAAGTACGCAACACTTCAATTTGACTTAGACACCAAAATAGCACTAGACAAAAAGACAAAAGACGAAAAAGATGCTGCTGATAAAAAAACGAAAGACGAAAAAGAGATAGCCGATGCAAAGAAATTAGCAGAAGAGAAAATCGCAATTGAAAAAACATTACTAGACTCTAAATTAAAAGGCTTAGATATTATTACACAAATTGCGGGGGCAGAGTCACTAGTTGGAAGAGCCGCTTTAATTTCAAAACAAGTACTTGCCACAAAAGAACTTTTAATCGACTTAGGTGCGATTAGATCAAAAGCAACTAAAGCAGTAGCTGGGGCTTCTATGGATGGTGCGGAGGCAGCGTCTGGAGTTTCCACAGGTCTTGCCAAAACGTTAGCGTTGGGATTTCCTGCCGCAATACCCGCATTAGTTGGATATGCGGGGGCAGCAGTTGGGATAGTTACGGGAGTTTTGAGTGCCGTTAAAAACACAAAAAAAGTGGCTTCACAATTTGGAGCAACTGGCGGAGGTGGGGGCGATAGTCCAAGAGCATCGACGCCATCCGCACCATCTTTCAACTTAGTGCAGGGAACAGGAAGCAATCAAGTTGCGCAATCGTTGAACAAGCAACAACAGCCTATTAAGGCGTTTGTGGTTAGTACCGATGTCACCACTAACCAAGCGTATGACAGGAACATTGTAAATAATAGCAAAATAGGTTAATTCCGTTTTTGTTACAAAATTAACACATTTTCGTTATTAAGGTATGAAAACATACGAGGCTTTATTTAACCCGAAGGAAAACAAAGGAGTATTCGCCATTAGCTTGGTAGAATCGCCAGCGATGGAAGGCGAATTTATCGCACTAAATAAAGACACGGAAATACAATTCAAAGCATTAGACACCGAGCAACGTATTTTGGTAGGTTTGGTTTTAGAACCTAACAAGCCTATTTACAGAAATCAAAATGGGGAAGAGTTCAATATTGTTTTTCCTGACAACACGGTCAAAGAGTTGTGTTATCATTTTATGGAGTCTCAAAGTAATAATAACTCTTCAATCGAACACACAGGGGAAAAGATAAATGATGTTTCTTTTGTTGAAGTTTGGCTAGTTAGAGATGAGAAAATGGACACAGCCGTTGCGTTGGGATTGAAGCCTAAAATAGGCAGTTGGATGACGGCAATGAAAGTGAATAACGATGATATATGGAGTGAATATGTAAAAACTGGAAAAGTGAAAGGCTTTTCAATAGATGCAATGCTTTCGCTAAGTGAAGTACAATTAACTAAAAATGAAATAACAATGGCAGAACAAAAAACAATTGCGGAAGCAATTTCAGACGGGTTTAACTCTTTCTTAGCCACTTTCAAAGGTGCGGAAAAAGAGATTAAACTGGGAAGCGTAAAAAGTGCCGATGGTTCGGTAACTATCGAATACGACGGCGACACAATGCAAACGGGCGGGAACGTTTTTGTAGTTGCAGAAGATGGAACACAAGTACCATTGCCAACGGGCGAATATCCGTTAGAAGATGGGACTATTTTAGTAGTTTCAGAAGATGGTAAAATTGGTGAGGTTAAACCAGCCGAAGCACCAGCAGACCCGAACACACAAGCGCCAATGAGCGAAGCGGTAAACGAAGCTACGGCAATCGAAACAGCTATTAAGTCAATTATGATTAAATACGCTAACGAATTTGAAACTAAATTAAAAGTAGTTTCAGATGAGAATGTTGCTTTGAAAGCTCAAATTTTAGCATTAGCAAGCCAACCAGCAGCCAAACCAATCAAAAGCACACCAACACAAACGAACGGAAAATTTTCCACATTACTAAACAAACTAAATAACTAATTATGCCAACGACATTAAACATTACTACAAACTATGTAGGGCAAGTAGCGGGTGATTATATCGCTGCTATGATTAAAGAGAGCAACACGCTTTCTGAAAATTTGATTACGGTATTACCAAACGTAGTATCAACCACATTTTTACGTAAAATCCAAACAGCCGATGCTTTTGTTGACTACGTTTGTGGATTTACTCCAGCTGGAAGTATTACGCTTTCGGAATATCCAATAACCCCTAAAAAGATTAAATGGGATTCTGAATTGTGTAAAGAAGACTTTAGACAATTGTGGACTGCACAAGAAATGGGCTTTTCGGCCCATAACGATTCTTTACCAGCAACCGAGCAAGCTGCAATCCTTTTGGATATGGGCAAAAAAGTAGCAAGAAAAATCGATTTAGACATTTGGACCGGCGATGATTCGACAGGAAAATTTGACGGATTGATTCCTCAATTTTTAGCCGATGCAACTGTTATTGATGTAGCCACACCAGTAGCCATTACGAGCGCGAATGTTGAAGCTCAATTGGTGAATTTTTTGGACGCTATTCCTGACCAAGTTATTGGAGCACCAGACTTAGTGATGGGAGTTTCTACTAACGTGCTTCGCTCATTGAAAAATGTACAAGGAAGTTTTGCCAGAGCAAACGGTACTTTTGCCAACCCATCGGAATTTGATTTTAACGGTTATACTTTAACTGAAATCAAAGCCTTACCAGCAAACACAATGGTTGCTTATGCAAAATCTAACATTACTTTCGTGACTGGACTTTTATCAGACCACAACGAAATCAAAGTGAAAGATATGGACGAAACTGATTTATCGGGTACTATCAGGATGAAAGTAGTTTTGACAGGCGCGGTTGGTTACGCTTATGGAGGCGAAATTGTGCTTTACAAAACAGCATAATATTTAATAACAAGGGTGTGAAAATCACCCTTTTTTAAAACTTAAAAATTATGGCTTGTGATATAACGAACGGCAGAAATAAAGTATGCAAGAATGGAATAGCGGGAACTTCAAAAATCTATTTATATGGTGATATTGAAAATCCTTTCACGGTATTAAATGGAGTGGCTACAGCTATTAATCCTTTGCTATTGGATGTTTTTAAATATGATTTGACGGGAGACGGGAACACTTTAGTTCAGTCGATGCAGTCAGATAGAAACGCGGGTACTTCAATGAACACGCAGACTTTGACCGTTGTACTTCAAAAAATCACCAAAGAAGATAACCATCAGTTCAATTTATTGGCTTATGGATTTTCAAAAGCGGTTGTTGTTGACAGGAATGGAAACTATCACGCGGTAGGAATTACGGACGGTATTGACTTCTTAGTGTCTCCAACAACTGGAGGTGCGAAAGCAGACTTCAACGGATATAATTTAACAGGCGTGGCAATGGAGGGAGCACTTGCCCCGATATTAGACAGCGCAACTGTAACAGCTTTTTTAGATTTGGTCAACGCGACAACTTAAAAAAAGGAGGACAAATTTTTCTAATTAAACCGCTAATTAATTTTAGCGGTTTTTTTAGTTAAATAAAAAGCGTAGTCACAAGCGATGTGCAGGTTATGAATACCGAAAGCGATATTTTTAAAATAACCCGTTGGAGTTTGCAACTTCCCGCGATATTCATAAATGGGGTGCAAAATAAAAAAGTAAGGATTTTTCAAAGTGTCTAAATAATCGAAAAGTTTTTTTTCTATTACGTCAAAATTTAATTTCGCTATATACATTTCTTCGGCTTTCGAACCGAAATGCGCTTGGCTCAAAACAGCCCTTACGTTTATGTAATTAGAAAAATCCAATCGATTTAATATTTTTATTTTGTTTTTTGCGCTGTGGTATTTCATAAGAAGATGTTCAAGATTGCCACATATTTCAAACTGGGTTGTGTTGTTGAAATCGCAAACTTTCACATATTCGTTTTCTATTTTAAAAAAAGTATTATTTTGCGTTTCCATTTTTTTTACAAAGATAAATAAAATGTTACAATAATAGACTTATTTCGTTTTATAGATATGAAGATTTTAAACCCACAAGACACGGCTCACGAATTAGTATTTATACCGAGGTTCTACCCCGTGACAAATGTTAATTTAATTTTGAAAAATGAACTTGACAAAGTGGTACATTCTTATTCAATAACACCAATAATTGTGAATGGTTTTATGTACTTGAATTTTAACCAAGTCTTCGTAAATAATACAAATTATCAACTGACAGTTAACAGCGGCTTAGAAATCGTATATCGTGGCAAATTGTTTCTAACAAACCAAGCCGACACTACCCAAGATTATAAAATTACAAAAGATATATTTTTATGAGCGAAATTAAATTAATTCAGTTAAACAATTATATACGTCCGAAACTCGAAGAAAACAAAGCTAAAAACTGGGTTTTAAATGGGCGTAACAACTGGTTTTATAAATACGTTATAGACCGTTTTAATGGAAGCGTGACCAATCACGCTATCATTACTTCGTATATTAACTTAATGTACGGGCAAGGCTTGTATGCTAAAGATTCAAGTTTAAAAGTGGAGGAATGGGTGTCTTTTTTATCGATTTTAAAGCCATCGGAAACCCGTAAAATTTTATCTGATTTAAAACTATTTGGCGAGGCTTCGATGCAGGTTATTAAATCCAATGACCGCAAAAAAGTAACTGGAATTTACCACTTACCGAAGCAGTTCGTAGTTCCAAGTTTAGAAAATGAAGACGGTGAAATCGAAACTTATTTTTACAATAAAAATTGGGAAAAGCCTAACGAGGCGGAACCGTTCAAAGCATTTGGAACGTCAAAAGATGAGATTGAAATCTATTGTATCAGGCCTTACAAAGCTGGAAAGAATTATTTCGCAGACCCGAACTATCTACCAGCGTTGCAGTATGCTGAAATGGAAGAAGAGATTTCAAATTTTTATAATAATTTCTTAAAAAACGGTTTAAGTGCAGGATATTTAATAAACGTGCCAGACGGTCAAACGTTATCACCAGAAGATAAAGACGAGTTCGAAAGACAGATTAAATCCAAATTAACAGGATCTCCAAATGCAGGGAAATTCGTTTTAAGTTTCAATTCGAAAGATGCTGACATTACTATTGTGCCGTTTCCCGTAAATGAGAATATGCACAAGCAATGGGAATTTTTAAGCAACGAAGCACGTCAACAAATAATGACGGGTCACTTATTGACTTCGCCAATGTTGGTTGGGATAAAAGACAACACGGGCTTGGGCAATAATGCCAACGAATTAGATGAAGCCGAAAGCCAACTATTAAAGAGGGTTATCGCACCAGACCAATTGTTATTTATTGAAGCAATAAAAGAAATTTTAGCGTTTAATAATATCAGTTTAGATTTGTATTTTAAACCACTTTCGGAAGTGACAAGTACGCCTTTGCCGATTGCAATGAGCGAAGAAAAAAAAAAGACTGAATTAGATTTATTCCTTGAATTAGGAGGGGAAAATTATTTAGACGGCTTCGAATTAGAAAGCACCGCGCCAGTTGACTATGAAGAAGAGGACAAGATACAGTTAGCATCGGTAAGCACGGGGGTTGCAAACTCAAACGCCAAATCCATTTACGATACTGAATTTTACGCGTTTAGGTATAGATACGCTGGAAATTCAAACCCAGAAAGGAAGTTTTGTAAAGCAATGATGGGCGCGAATAAAATATACAGGCGTGAAGATATTGAAGCCTTGACAAGTAAGGCGGTTAATCCTGGATTTGGACAGCACCCAAACCCCGAAAATCCCTACTCAATTTGGAAATACAAAGGCGGTGGGTTATTAAGCGCGGCTTTCGTTGGAGGCACTTGTAAACATTATTGGGAGAAATTAACCTATCGAAAAGTAGGTGTAAAAGTGGACACGAAATCACAGATTTCAATTGATAAAGCAAAGAAAAATCCAGCATCAGGAATAGCGGGAATAGCACCGCACGACAGATAAAATTATGGCAACACTAATGATTACACCGCAAGAAGTAATGCAATTCACCCCGT